TCTACCAACTGCTGTACCAATTCCTGTGCCTTGTGGTGATTGGATAGCGTTATCGTATCTAATCGAAAGTGCAACAGTTACTGGATCACTTGTAGCATAAGCCAAAGTGTTGTAGTTTGCATTTTCTACGTAACAACCGTATAGTTCGAATGTTTCTAGTATTGTTGGTGTGTTTAAGCCGTTGCCACCGTCTAGTATTTCAATTCTAGTTGTGAATTTGTAATCAATACCAGAAGCCGCACTTGACTGTTCGTAGAAATCGAATTGTTTCTGTAATTGTTCGCCAACAAGTTTTTGAACGTTGTTACCAACATCTTCACGTAAGTTAAGAGTGATTGGTTCCCAAGTATGTTTACCTGCCATATACACACGTGAGTTGTAAACATCAAGTGTGATTTGGTCGAAACCTACTGTAGGACGAGTTACGTCAACAACCTGTTTGGTTAATTCTGTTGTTGGTGTTGTGATACCAAAGTTTTCCAGTGACACTCTAAAGCGATACTGAAGTTTTGGCATTAACAAACCTTGGTTACTAGCAGAACTGTCGCTAGCCAAAGGTACTGTTAATTTTGATAGTGTTGAAATTGCCATTTATATACTCCTATTGTCCTTTGTATTTATCAAGCCTTATAGTCCACCAATTTCACCAGTGTTCTTCAAACGTAATGGAACGTAGATGAACTCAACTGCTTTGACTGGTTCAATTGCAATATCTAGATAAAGCTCGTTACGATCAATTCTAGAAGGTGTGTTGTTTGATTCGTCACACACTACTAAGAAGTCGTATAGTGCTCTTTGTCCAACCAACTCAAGTAGTAAACTTTCAGCCGCTTGTTTAATCTCATCTCTAGTGATCTTGTCATTAGGTTCAAAGATATAAGGCTTAGCAAGTTTGTTAAGTTGGCTACGTAGATAGATAACAAGTCTTGCAACATTGATTCTATCTAAAGCACTTGCACCTCTAGCTCTAGTGTACTGTCCAAAGTTAACTAATCCGCTTCCTGTTAGGAATGTTAGTGGGTTAACTTTAACACCTGCTAGTGTATCACGTTGACCTTCGTTAAGAGCGACTGTATTAAATTCGCCTTCTGCATCAACATAACCAACTGCTGTTGCGTTTGTGATACCACCGCGTCTAATACCTGCTGGAGCAAACCATGGGTAAGAAACGTTGTCGCTTAATGCGATTGTTCTAAGCATCATGTGGCTTGGTGGAACAACTACGTTATTACCGAAGTTGTCACTTGTGAAGCCCCATGGATAAAACATTGCCATGTATTCATCAAAACTAACTGCACCGTAGTCGTTGTCTTCAACTGCACCTGCTACGTTGTTACCCCACTCGTTTAGTGAAGTAGCATCTGGTGTAAGTCTTGGTGGAGTATCACCAACAACAAATGCACTTAGTCCTCTGTCATAGTTTAATGAAACCATTTCACCAATTAGCTCTGGATATCCTGGGCAAGCCATCATGTTAAAGATACGTGATTCGTTATCTCTAATAGCATCATTTGAGTTAACTGTTGCTTGTAGAGCTTGTATAACTACTGCTCTTTGCGCCTTACGTCCAAATGATCCTGCACCATCTTGCTGGTTTGGTGAATAAGTTACCCATCTATGTGGATAGTAATCAGCCATTGACTCACCGCTGTTGTAACGAGTGTTATCTCCTGCTGTGTTAATGTAATTTCTTTGATACTGCTTAACGTTAAATCCAGAACGTCTTAGATTCCAAAGTGTCATACCTTTTGGATATAGTGCTGGATCTGGAGCATCTGGATCTAAGAAATCGCTCACAAGCAAATCAGTAATTAAACTTGCTTCGTTGTTTGCATTTCTTCCAGTTGCTGTCCAACGTGCATCTGCAAATAGCACACCATTTTCAGTTGTTTGATCTGAAGTATCTAGTGGTAGCCATTTAACAAGATCAGCATTGTATCTGTAAATTTGTGGGAAGTTTTCTAAATCTTCCGTTGAAATCCAAAAATCGCCTTCTTTAAGTGCTGTACCGTCTGACTGTTCAGTTGGCTCAGTTGCACTTACGATCGGACCTTCTGGATCAGTTTGATCATCTTGTGTTGCTGAATAGTATGGTGAAGTTGGGTGTTGTAATCCAACCCATGTATCACCGTTGTGTACAAGTAAATCAACTTCGTCAATGATTGAGCTATACCATAACTGACCATCTGCTGTTAGTGTAGTTGGCTCATTGTCATCGATAGCATAGTTATTAACTAGTGGTTGCCAGTTACTTGCAACTAGGTCATGATCTAAATCACCTGCTGGTGCCGCATATAAGTTTGGAGTACCTGATTTAGTTGATTGATTAAATGCAACAAATCCTAAGTCATTTAGTCCTTGCTCTGCACCGTCTGCAATTCTTATTTCACCACCTTGTGAGTGGGAAATTACAACTCTGTTTAGTGAATCAACTTCTGCAACAATATTTTCAAATCCTGCACCGTTAATTGCTTCTGCTACTGCCTCCGCATCTTCTGTTGCCGCGGTTGCTGTAAACGAAATTGTTTTTGCACTATCCATTGAGTTTTGTCCTGATAAACTTTCTGACATTGTAAATGAATATGTGCCTGCTGGGAACGTAGATGCTGTAATTTTTGTTGATGTAATTGTAACCGCACCGCTTCCACTCTTACGATAAATCTTAAAGTTTGCTAAGTTGTCGTAAGCTTCTTCGCTTGTGTTACTTTGTACATAGATAGAACCTTCTGCAATACCAGCACCGCCACCTGATGTATCCATTTCATAAATTGCTGTGTGGTTATTTGCATAGATTGGAGCATTTACAGTTGTCCAAGCATCTGTTGCTGAACTGTACTGTTTTACACTCCAGTTTGCACCCAAATTAGGTGTTGTTGTTTTAACCCAAATAGAACCTGTTGGTCTTGGTTCTGTGTCATTTGTTTTATACTCTGGAACACTTGTATGTGCAGCAATAGTTAGTTCTGGTGAGTAATATTCGCCAGCTGTTATGCCTAAAGCACTTAACAATGCTGCATCACCAAAAACATCGATCAAGTCGCCTTGGCCGCCAGTTGTACCACCAGCATTATATAGTGAAAGTCTTCCGTTGTTATTTTTTGCAGTTACGCCTGCACTTGCAAGTCCTGCATCTACGTTAATTTGTCCAACTAAAGATGTAACAGTTGTACCTGTAAGTGTAATTGTATGCTCTGTTGAAGTACTGTTTGCTTCTTCAACACGAATAATTAATTCTTGACCAATTGTAAGTGTTGGATTTGCTGCTGTACCAGTTACTGCTGGCCAACTTTTTCTCCATGCAGCGCCACCTACTTCTACCCAAGTACCGTCTGCATTTTTATACCATAGTTTGTTAGTAGTTGTAACTGCTACTAATGCATAGTCGCCTACAGCACCTACTGATGTTTTTGGTGTGTAGTCTGCACCTGCATAATCAACAACTTTTGTTGTATCTGTAATTACAGTAGGAACTCTGTTAGTAAAAGTTTGTCCACCTGTTGTTGTCGCTGCTGCGCCATTCCATTCAAATATACCGTAGAATGAATCATTTGTATCAAACCACCATGCACCATTAGCAGGCTTGCCTGCTGTTTCTGTTGCACTTGCTGTGATTGCATCCATGTCTACTGGTGCTCTAACAACATACGCTCTATTTGCTACGCCTAAGAAACTGTATGCTGCTTGTAAACCATATTCGTTTTGCTCGCCCCCATGAATCGAAGCACCATTGTTATCTGTGTAGAACAATGGATCGCCGAATGTTTCTGATAGTTCACGCTGTGAACTCATCAAATATACTTTGCCAGCATTTGCTGCTGTTGTACCTGGGGCAATACCTGTGCCTGCAGGATTTGATTTATCTTGTTTTGTTGCCACAAAAATTAGTGGTGTTGTACCTGGTTCAGCAGGAGTGTAAAAACTCTCGTCTATAACGCTGACCTGTACGCCTGGTGATGTTAAAGCCATTTTTTTAATCTCCTTTGGGATTTC